GCAGTTTAATCGCTTCCGGACATGGGTTTGCGGACAACCAAAACCCATCAATCTGTTTTGGATATTCTCTAAGCAAACGTATCGCATCTGGATTGGGATTTGCAGATAACCAAAAGAACTTAATTTTATCAATATTTTCTTTCATGATATTCATCGCCTCTCGACACGGATTTCTTGTTAACCAGTACCAATACATATTATCTGGTTGTTCTCTTAGATAACGCATCGCCTCTGGATGTGGATTCAATGACAAATAACACATATTAAGCTTATCAATGCTTATCCAGTCCAGTAATTTGTACCTTTCATAATCCATTCTTCGTATTTTATATCTATCGTTCTTACAAGAAAATATGTTCAATTTTTTATAAAAAAATGTACACGTTTTAGTTCATTAATTAATCAAATAATCATCCATATCTCCACCTAATTCAAGAAACTTAATGATACGTCTCGGGTGCAGCACGTTCTTTAAAAAGTCTTCCAGTATAATCATAGTTCTCTTTTTCGACATTCGAATATAGTCACGCTCAAATATAGACGGATTTCGAGACAACGCATACGAATGAATATTTTCAGGATATTGTCTAAGTAAATCTAGTGCCTCTACACTCGGATTGGATGAAAACCCTTCCCAAGGAAAATCAATGTCATCGAAATGTTCTTTCAGTAGATCAATTGCCTCGGGACACGGGTTTGATGATAAATGACACAAAACCTCACACCACTCAAACTTGTCCGAATTTTCTCTTAGAATCTTAATAGCAAGTGGATTTTTGTTTTGTGCAAAACAATACCAATTGATATTATTTGGATTTAGTCTAAGCAACTCAATCGCTTCCGGACTCGGATTCCGGGATAACCCATACCAATCAATTCTGTTGAAGTGACGTTTGAGAAAACGTATCACCTCAGGACTTGGGTTAGCTGATAGTTCAGAGAAACAGAGTTTGTGTACGTTTTCTTCAATGAACTTCATCGCCACTACGCTTACACATACATTTGCCGAAAAACGAGACCAATAAATCTTGTCAGGGTGGTGCTGTATAAGGAATTCAATCGCCTCTGGATTTTGATTCGCGGAAAATTCGCGCCAATCGACCTTATCTATATTTTTTCTCATTATATCCAATGCAACGGGACACGGATTTAATGCCAACCATTTCCAACTAATCTTCTCGGGATACATTCTGAGTAATTCCAATGCCGCTGGATTTGTATTTGCTGATAATGACGTAAAATTAACAATGTCTATAACACTACAATCTATATTTTCTCTAATCAACTCCAATGCCTCAGGACACGGATTTGATGACAAATAATACCAATCAAACTCGCTTGGAAATTGTCTAAGCAACCGCATTGCTTCTGGATTCGTACTTTTTGACAAACCTGAAATAGTAATCTTATCGATGCTTATCCAATCGCGTAATTTATACATGTCGTAATCCATTATTCCAGTTTACGTTGGTTGATGTATTCTTATTATTTATGTCTCCTCTCATGACATCACCACAATTCAATTTTTTATAAAAAAAGTTTTGTTTAATTAATGAATCAAATAATCATCCATATCTCCTCCCAATTCAAGAAATCGATTGATACGTCTAGGATGCAGTACGTTCTTCAAAAAGTCTTCTAGTATAATCATTGTTCTCTTTTTCGACATTCCAATATAGTCGCGTTCAAATATGCCAGGATTTAATGATAATACATGATAATAAATCTTTTCTGGGTTTTGCTTAAGCAACTCAAACGCCTCCGGGTGCGGATTTTGTGACAAGTGATACCATAAATTATCATCATTATTTTCTTTAATCATTTGTAACGCCTCGAGAGATGGATTTTTTGCCAAACCATACCAATCAATATTATGTTTATTTTCTTTAAGTAGTTTGATCGCTTCCGGATTTGGATTTTCGGATAATCTATCCCACCAAATCTTATCCTCATTTTCTTTAAGTAATTGTAACGCCTCATCACTTGGGTTTGACGACAACCAACACCAATCCGCTTTATCTATATTTTCTCTAACCAACTTTAACGCATCCGGATTTGTGTTTGTTGACAACCAACCCCAAGCAAAGGAATCTAGATACTGGAGATTTTCTTTAATCAGGTTTACCGCCTCAGGATTCGGGTTTTTCGCCAATTGATACCAGCAAATCTTATCTTTATTTTCTTTAAGAAGTTTCATCGCTTCAGGACACGGGTTTGACGACAAATAATGCCATTCAAAGTTTTGTAACTTATCTATATTTTGTCTCATTAGTTTTATCGCATCCGGGTTTGGATTTCGTAATACTTTACCCCATTCAATCATATCCTCGTTTTCTTTAAGTAGTTCTAACGCCTCTGGACACGGATTGGCCGATAACCAATCCCAATTAATATCATAAATATCATACGGATGATTTCTAAGTATTTTAATCGCTTCAGGATTCGTACTTCTTGAAAATTGTGCAATGTCAAGCTTATCAATACTTATCCAGTCACGTAATTTATACATGTCGTAATCCATTCTTCAAATTGACGTTTGTACGCCTTTTCGTATGTCTCTCGTTCTTACCTTAATAACCGAATTCAATTTTTTACAGTAAAATGTATGCGAATGAACGTACGTGCGTTTTAGTTAATTAATTAATCAAATAATCATCCATATCTCCTCCCAATTCAAGAAATCGATTGATACGTCTAGGATGTAGTACGTTCTTCAAAAAGTCTTCTAGTATAATCATTGTTCTCTTTTTCGACATTCCAATATAGTCACGTTCAAATATACCCGGGTTTGAAGAAAACACACGCCACCAAATCTTATCTGGATGTTGCCTAAGAATATCTAACGCCTCTGGATTCGGATTTTGTGAAAATGCATACCAATCAATATAATTCGAATATTTTTTAACCACCTTTAATGCCTCGGGATTTGAATTTATTGACAAATAAGGCCAATAAATATTATCTTTATTTTCTTTAAGCAACTGTATCGCTTCCGGATTTGGGTTTTCTGATAATTCACGCCACCAAATCTTATCTTTATTTTCTTTGAGTAATTGTAACGCCTCATCGCACGGATTTGCTGACAACCAACACCAATCCGCTTTATCTATATTTTCTCTAACTAAATGTAACGCATCCGGATTTGTGTTTGTTGACAACCAAGCCCAAGCAAAGGAATCTAGATACTGCAGATTTTCTTTAATCAGTTTTACCGCCTCGGGATTCGGGTTTTTCGCTAATTCATACCAGTGAATCTTATCTTTATTTTCTTTAAGCAATTTTACCGCCTCAGGACACGGGTTTGATGACAATCGATACCAATCAAACTGTTTTAACTTATCGATATTTTGTCTAATCAGTTTTATCGCATCAGGATTTGAATTTTGTAATAATTTATCCCATTTAATCATATCCTTATTTTCTTTAAGCAACTTAAATGCCTCTGGACACGGATTAGCCGATAACCAATCCCAATTCATATCATGTGGATGTTTTCTAAGTATTTTAATCGCCTCTGGATTCGTACTACTTGAAAACTGTTCAATGAAAAGCTTATCCATACTTATCCAGTCACGTAATTTGTACATGTCGTAATCCATTCTTATGTCTCTTATTCTTACCTTAACAAACGAGTTCAATTTTTTAGAATAAAATGTACGTTAAAAAATGTACGCGAATGAACGTACGTGCGTTTTAGTTAATTAGTTAATCAAATAATCATCCATATCTCCTCCCAATTCAAGAAACCTTTCAATACGTCTAGGATGCAGGACGTTCTTCAAAAAGTCTTCCAACAAAATCATGGTTCTCTTTTCCGACATTTTAATATAGTCGCGCTCGAATGCACTCGGGTTTGTAGACAACCACTCGAAACAAACTTTATCTGGATTCTGTATAAGCAATTCTATCGCCTCGGGACATGAATTTCCAGACATCCTGTACCAATTGATCTTGTCGAAATGTTTTTCTTTCAGCATCTTTATCGCCTCCGGGTTTGTATTTGCCGATAATGTATCGAAATCAATTTTATCTTCGTTGTCTTTCAGTATCTGAATTGCCTCATCGCATGGATTTTCTGACAATGCATACCAACTTATCTTATCGAAATATTTTTCTTTCAACATCTTTATTGCCTCGGGATTTTTGTTTCCCGACAACTGCTGAAACCCAATATGTTGTGGGTTTTCTTTGAGCATCTTTATCGCCTCGTCGCTTGGATTTCCTGATAACATTTGCCAATTAATATTGTTGACGCTAAGGCGCACATATTGTACATAGCAAGGCGGGATAATCTGTTCCTTAAGCATCTCCATCGCCTCAGGACAAGGATTTCCTGACAACCGAGAGCAATGTTCATACCAACCCGATGCAGTAAATGTCACATTACCACCCGTTTTATCAAAATATTCTCTAAGCATTTTTATCGCCTCTGGATTTGGGTTGGCCGACACCCGAGACCAAATGACGTGTTGTGGGTTTTCTTTACACATCTGAATCGCCTCGGGACTTGGATTGATTAGAAACCACCACCAATTAATTTCAGCTGGATGTTTTTTTAGCAACCCGATTGCCGCGGGATGTGGATTTCTCGATAAATTGCCCATTTCAAGCTTATCCATACTTCCCAATCCTCCGCGTAGTTTGTACATGTCGTAATCCATTGTTTCTTTATGTTGTGCTATCGATCAGACAGCAAATCAATCAATCAATTTTTCCCTATCGATCAGACAGCAAATCAATCAATCAATCAATTTTTCCCTATCGATCAGACAGCAAATCAATAAATCAATCCAGTTTTCGCTATCGTCAGTAAAGAAGCATAAGCGCGTTTTCAAATGGAAGGGGAACCCATTGTTTGGATATCTTGAAAAATACTGTTGGTAAAGAGACAGAGTTCAATGGGGTCTTCGTGAACGGTGTGGAAAATAGTAATGTATTTACACAGATAAGGAATGATTTTATATTTGATATCTTCGCCAACAAGAGAAGTGCTTTTAAGAAATGTAAAGAAGAAATCGAAAATATCAATGACTGAATATCCAGCATGATATAATTCATGAAATATATGTATTGCTTTTTTCAAGTCACGATTCTTGAATGCCTGTAAATAATCGTCAAAATGCTGTGTCGACATGTACGAACACGTATCTTTGCATAATTGAATCGTTATCGGCAAACCAATAAGGCTCAACTTCTCCAAATAGTTGATCATTACCCTTACTGAATTATTGCATACACTCAGTAAATATTCTTTACATTCTTCATTGACTTCCAGCTGTTCTTTTGTTACGATAAGCTCCATGTGACTTTTTATTTCCGGTAAATTCAAGGATCGGATTTGGATAATATGAACTCGCGATTGGATACTTTCTATTACTTTTTGCATATTCGTGCACACTGCGACAAAGTGAACATTACGTTTGTAAGAGTCCATGTAGTTTCTGAAAACTTGTTGACTTTGTTCGTTTACATTGTCCAAGTCGTCAATCACAATCATTTTCTTTTTCCCGTAGATTATGCTTTGCGATTGACAAAACGTTTTCATTTCGTTCCGGTAAAACCCGATTCCTTGTTCCGTTAAATTGTTAATATACATAATGTTATAATTTGGAAAGGCGTCGTCTTGTCCTAATTCGTAATATTCCCGAATTAAACTTTCCAATATCATTGTTTTCCCGCATCCGGTGTTTCCGTATAATAACAAATTAATGTCGTTCATTTTGAGAAATGTTTGTAACGTTTGTTCCGTCTCTTTATTAAGTTTAAAATCGGTTATGTAATACGGTTTGTATTTGTTGATAAATTGTTCTCTCATTATGCTATGTTTAACATTTGTTCGAATTATGTATATAAACCTTTTTGTCTTTTTATAATATTAATTTCTCAGCGAAAAATGTCTAAAACTGACTTGTACGAGGTCCTAGGCGTGTCTTCTGATTCAAACGAAACGGAGATCAAAAAAGCATATCGTTCTCTAAGTCTTAAATATCATCCGGATCGAAATAGCGATAGTGATTCAAAGGGAAAATTCCAAGAGATTAGTGATGCATATGAAACGTTGAGTGACCCACAAAAAAGGAAGGAATATGATCATCATAAACAATTTGGCGGTAACCCGTTCGGTGGACAGCAATTCCCGGGAGGATTTCCGTTTCCGGGAGGATTTCCTTTCGGGGGCATTCAAGTGAATCACGGAGGTGGACCTCATCACGTGAATGTAGAAAGTATTTTCGAACAGTTTTTCCATGGAGGAGGTATGGGTAATATTCATATGATGCATGGTCAAGGTGGACCGAATATCCAAGTTTTCCACAACGGACGGAATGTCTTTGCACGAAAGAAACCAGATCCTGTCATGAAAACGATTAATGTCACTCTCGAAAGCGCATTTCATGGAGCTACTGTAGATATAGAAATCGAGAGAATAGAGGTGCAAAATGGGAGTCAAGTTCCAGTAAGAGATCGTATAAGTGCTCCGATTCCGAGAGGAATAAAACATGGTCAAAAGATTCTTCTGAAAGATTTAGGTTGTATCGAAAACAATGAAAGAGGAGATCTTGAACTCACGTTTCACATTGAAGACCATCCGTTCTTCGTGAGAAGAGAAAACGATCTAGTATACAAATCCAAGATTTCTCTTAGAGAAGCCTTGTGTGGGTTTTCGCTTGAAATATTACATCTGAGTGGTAAAACTTTGCGACTTTCGAATAATAATCAAGTCATTCATACTGGATATAACCGGGTTATAAATGGACTTGGTATGATGCTTGATAATAATGAATGTGGCAATTTGATTATAGAATTTGAAGTCGAATTCCCGAAAACAATTGACGATACGCAACGAAGTCAGTTGTTGGAAATCTTGGTTTAAAAGAGAAGAAAAAATAATCTGTTTTATCGAAACAGATTATATACATACATTATTTACTCAGTATCCGTATTAAAACTGATTTTCTTGGTAGGAATATCTTTGTCGACAATATAAATCGAGTTCTCGGTCAAAATGATAAAGTCTTTTCCGTTGATTCGGAAAATCTTTTCAATGTAAGAAGTGTACTCCTCCTCGTTTTTAATCAACATCTTCTTCTCGTCATTCCTGACACCAATCATTACTGTTTTTTCGAGAGAACTAGTCCAGTAGTCCATCATAATCGGGCGATCTTCAACAATGGATAATTTGGCGGCATTCTGGAGTGTCTTATCTGTGGGTAGTCTATGCCCTTCATCAAGGGTAACTTCGGTACTGGGAGATGCCATCTTTTAAGGTTGTTTGTTATATGTCAAAAATACAACTTTAAATCCTTTTTTAATTAACTAGTTTTCTTTTTCATAAATAGTATCATAATATTTTCTCGAAAAGGTGACTGCTTTTTTCCTAGGTTTCTTCTTTTTCATTTTAATGACGGGGACTTCGTTTATGGCCTTGACATTTTCATATTCGGCCATGAGTATATTTTTCACGAATTCAAATACAAAGCAAAGAATCGGTTTCGAACAGTTACCAACAATCAGACAGTTTCCTGTTCGGAAAACCATGAACGATACTTTGGTGTATTTTTCCTTTACCAATTCGTCCAATTCCGTCATGGTAACGTTCTGATCAGCCTCCGCCAGATATCCCCTTTGTTCTGTATCCGGGAGGTTGTTGTCATAGAAGAACTTGCACTTCACGCCGGGATACATCGTTGGGTCGTATGAAGGATTTAATTTATATTTATCTCTCAAAATATGTTTCAGTTTTTCTTGTTGAATATAATATCCACAATTGAAATTCGAATTGATGAGGACATTTCCCTTGGGTTGGACATATTCAAAGTGGCTTTTCGTGGTTAATTCGTCTTCTTTGCCCTTGCTCTTTTTCCCACGAACCAGACGTTTCACCATGGGCGACTTGTCTGCCGGAATGAGTGACAATGGATCGGTGAAATGCGGTTGCAAAATCGAAAGTAATACTTTTTTGGTTTCTTCTAGAAGACTTTCGTTCACGATCCCTGGAATAGCCATTTTCCCAGTATTGAAAACTTTCACGTGAACTTCGTGGAATTTTTTCTGGAATTTAACACGCATAATCATCGCAAAACAATTGATAAACGCGTTTTTGTTTTTGCCGTGGCAGTTCATAATGTCTTTTTTAGAAATCCCAATCGTTAATTTCCGTACATCTCTGTACTTTATTTTACGGGCTTTTGGGTTATCTATTTGTTTCATTATTTTTTCGGTGTAATATAGATATGATTTTAGTTTTGTTTGGTATGCTTCGAACTCTTCCTTTTCGCTACAAACTATTCTAATTTGTTTCTTGAGAACCCCGTTTTCGGGGGTGCCGTAAAACACAATCGGAGTGTTCCAGAAAATAGTATCCACGTCAATATAAGGTATGTTCAAAAAGAAGATTTGGGTTTGTGTTGATATATATAATTCTTCGCATGGACTTCGAATGTTTTCTATAGCAGGTTGATCATCGTCGTTGTCTTCCTTGTCTGACTCGCTATATTCAGACGAATCCGTTCCGGTATTACATTCTGGAACGAATATGTGATTCACTCCCCAACTATCTGGAGAGTTATGATTCATGAGAAATTGTTTCCACTCATCGTCAATTGATGCCATGTATGGATTTACAAAAAGAACACTTATATTACTTTTTAAAGTATACTTTTCACAACTTCAATTTTTTGTAAAAGTGTAACAATTGTTGTATGAAATATGAAATCAAGAGTTTTTCCTCGCAAAATCGAGTGTGATTTACACATTCTGCAATATTTAAAAAATCGTGACAAATCAAATTGTCATCGTATGTAGTCATGAAATAAAAATATTGTTTCAATAATTGAGGCACATCAAATTGTAACTTACAAAGACTTTCAATAAACAATTCAACCGCGTCTTCGTCTTGTTTCGTGAATAAACCATGCATTTTGATCCATATATCATCAGAGTTGCCTTTGAAATCGCCCCCCTTTTTATCATTGTAATGTAACTGCAAAAAATTCACCATACTTCTGATATCGGATTTGAATATTCGTTTGATGGTATTCAGAAAATGCGAGTCCATTTCTATTTTTTCGTGTTTGATGATATTATTTATATACGCGTCAATTTCGTTTTTAGGCAAGTGATTGAATCGAATACAGATAAATTCGTTCCGCAAAGACTCTTCGATTTTACAAATATAATTACAAATTAAACAGAAACGGACGTTTATGTATTTGGATTGCAGCAAATTTTTCAATGCTTGTTGCGCGTTTTTCGTCATATAATCTACTTCATCCAGAACTACGAATTTCAGTCCTTCTTCGAACATGTTGTTGCTTTTGACAAAATTATTAATCTGGTTCCTAATCATTTCTATTCCGCGTTCGTCGGATGCATTGAGATGAATAATCGTTTCACGGTTTGGCCGATGAAACTTTTTCTGATAGGCATTGATCAAATTATCCGCGGATGTTGTTTTTCCAACCCCGGGGGGACCGTAAAAAAGTAAATTTGGAAACGTGTTTGTTTCAAGGATATTATCAAAAATGGTACGGTTTATCGGTTCAAGGATGATCTGGTCAAAATTGATCGGTCTATATTTTTCACACCACGGAACTGAAAATTCGTGCTTCTTCTTAATATCCATCTTTTGATTGATTTTACACATGGAAGTACTTTTATATGGAAAAGTGTTTTAAGAATGTATTTAAAAACGAAATACCAGTCAATATACTAAATATACTTATAATGATGAGTGAACCACCGAAAAAAAGAGGGAGAAGAAAAAATGTTGTAGGGAATGCCGAAGAAGAACCGAAAAAAGGAAAAAAGATTCAGGAAATTAAATTACAATCGCTGCAAAATATTTTACAACAAAGTCTAGAATCCAGTAAAAGCAAGCGACATATCATTCTAGAATTGAATTGTTTCATGAGTGATGTCGATGCTTATCTCCAGAATAAAATTTTCCAAAGCGATCATTCCGTTTATAATCCCGATGTCCCGCAGGAAATACAACCATTCGAGTCAAAAAAATTGTACGAAACGTTTGAAAGTGATGAAAAAACAAATGTCCAAACCGTTAGAAATAATGAAGAAAAAGAAAGTATAACAAACGAAGATTTGAAAAGTAAAATAAGGGAACTCAAATTAACCTTTTACAAAAAAGAACAGGTGAAAAAAGCCGCTTGTTTTTGGTGTACGTACGATTTCGATACGGAAACTTGTTTTGTCATTGAACACTCGACGAAAGGAGGATATCTGGGCAATGGTTCTTTCTGTAGTCCCGAATGCTCAGTTGCTTATTTATTTAATAATATGAAAATGGACGATTCTGCAAAGATTGAGTCTTATCAATTAATAAATTACTATTACAGTACAGATGGAACTAATATTAAACCCGCGGTTTGTCCGTTCTATTTTTTAGAAAAATACTACGGCAATATGTCTATTCAAGAATATAGAAAAATGTGTAAATCGAATTACATGTTATTATGTGTGGATAAACCAATGACAAGAGTCTTGCCAGAGATCCACGAAGATAATGAAAAAACTTTGTTTAATAATACACCTTATACTCAAACGAGGGGGAATTATAAAGTAAAACGACAGAGCGAAAAAGGAACTGCTCCTAACCGAAACAGCATTTTGCGCGACAATTTTGGAGTTGCTTCTTAACCCCCCGAAAAATGATGAATATACTAAAAAATTGATTATGCATTAAGACGAATCTATTTAAAGCATAATATATAGTTATATACACTACAATCATGGATTCTTTGATCAACCAGATGATTATTCTTTCAGCAAAGTCTGATAAGAAATATCTCAAGAAGCGCCAGAAATGCAAACAATTGCAGGCGACGGTGTCTCTCTTGGAAATGATAATCCAAGACTATCATGATATATTGAAGACGCGTAATGTAAGTAAAAATCCGAAAAAAAAACTGAGATCAGGATTCTCTCCTATATACCCAGAATGCGAATGTATCTGTATCCCGGATACAAACACGTCGAAAAAAAGATTGGCTGTAGACGAATATACGATTGTTGAACCAGAAGCGATTGTCGAAACGGAAGCGATTGTCGAAACGGAAGCGATTGTCGAACCAGAAGCGATTGTCGAACCAGAAGCGATTGTCGAAACAGAAGCGATTGTCGAAACGGAAGCGATTGTCGAAACAGAAGCGATTGTCGAAACAGAAGCGATTGTCGAAACAGAAGCGATTGTTGAAAATAGTACAAACCTAGAAATACTCATGTTGTCAGATACAGACGAGTTTATTGAAAAATCAAAAATGGTTCATGGTGAAGATAAATACGACTATTCTGACGTCGTTTATATAAAGGAAGCGATTGTCGAAGCGATTGTCGAAGCGATTGTCGAAGCGATTGTCGAAACGGAAGCTTCGGTAGAGGGAATCGCTTCTGAGGAGGAAGAGGAGGAAGAAGAAGAAGAGGAAGTAGAAGAGGAGGAAGAAGAAGAGGTAGAGGAAGAAGTAGTAGAAGAGGAAGTAGAAGAAGAGGAAGAGGTAGAGGTAGAGGTAGAGGTAGAGGAAGAAGAGGTAGAGGAAGAAGAAGAAGAGGAAGAGGAAGAAGAGGAAGAAGAGGAAGAAGAGGAAGAAGAAGAAGAGGAAGAAGTTTCAATGGTTCATATTAATGGGAAACATTACTATGCGACCAATGAGAAGGACGGTGTGATATATGACATGCAGGAAGACGAAGAGATTGGAGATGAAGTCGGGAAGTATGTAGATGGAATCCCGGTTTTCAATAAAAAGAATTAATGTAATTATTTCGCTCGTCTAGTTTTCGTTTTTGGCGAAGTCGCCTTCTTGTTTAATGTTTTCCCCTTTTTTTTATCTTTTTGCGGATCTTTTGTCGATTCAATCTGGGTTAGCTCATCTTGTATACTGAAAAACATTTTTCGGTCTGTTATATCCCATGTATTCAAAGGGTTCATCAAATTCTTAAAGAGACTTCCCAAAGATTTGTCCAGATACGAGCATTTAATTTTTTGATAATTTTCGGAATTTATATTGCCTTCAATCAAGTTCACCATTAAACAAGCTTCAATTGTGTTAAATCCAGATTCTTTCGACTTGATACGATCCAGACCAACATGAATTAAATCTTTTTCTAAACATTCTGCGCACTCAGACGGATCCGCACGACACTTGATCAGTTGGCTTAATTCTTTAATGTTTTTTTTTTTAATGATTTCCTTCATGCTTTTATTTTCAATTAATCGATTTTTCTGCAAGTCTAAAATCATGTCGGAGAATTTCCGGAAAGAAGGATTTATTTTCTCGACATATTCTCGTATTTCCTTTTCTCTCTTTCCTTCATTACTCAAGTCAAAATTTTTGGAAGTAATATATTCAATAGCCCGTTTTTTAATCCACAATTTACCAAATTCCCTGACAATAAGTTTCAACTTATTAATGTTAGAAAAGGATACATTCGTTTTATCCAAGCCCCCAATCGATGTACTGTGTTCATTTAAATAATTGAACAAATCTTGTAATTTTTCGGTATTTTCCAGCGAAAGAGGGTCGGTTTGATTGGTTTTTAGCAGCTCATTAATTTTCATCAATGTTTCAAACATCTGGAAAATTTCAAATTCATCTTTATAAGGGTTTCTCTTCGGTTTGTTTTCTGATGTAAATGCATTCCAAAGTTGTGTGTTTTTCTTCACGTGGTCCTCATAAAATTTCTGAAACCCGCCCTTGTCTTCTTCCACTACATCATGTTGTTCTACATTTGCCAATTCCTGTAGAAATAAACTATAATATGGGTGGTTGAAAACATCATTTCTCAAAATGATACCGGCGACCGTGTATATTTTTTGGTTTATTTTTAAATGGGAAAATTCACTTTTTGAAAATGACGACAAAATACTCGAAAATATGTTATTCTCAGAATCGAAAAAATCATACGACTTTTCGTAATTATTCGCTACAGGATAAGATGTCGGTAGAATCGCAGAAATAAATACATCTATATTGTTGTTTTCGCGCGTTGTTTGTCGCTCTTCATTTGTATCTTTGATTCCATTCCATAAAGACAGAATATTTTTTTTGAATTTTTGCGTGTTGAAAAATAATTCAATTCGTTTATGGTACGGCATTCCCATAATTACATCTCTCGGATAGGTTACATTAGGGGAGAACCATGGGTATTCCTCTAGATGGAGTTTACGCTTTGGATTATATTCCAATATACTACTGGTGAGCATCACTTCCTGTTTTTTATCGAAAGGAATACTTGTATCTAAAATGACTTTCAGTCGATACGACATTTTTAGACGGGACTTCCTTTAGAATAAGACAAGATTTAAAATCTTCACTGGTATAAACCTATTCGTAAAAAACATCATTGTACATTGGATCTGTCACCATGAAATTCAAAAACTTCATGTGCCCCGAACTCATTTTTGGTTGTTTCGGTGGTTTTTGGTCGCCTTTCTGTTTTGTCAGAATCGCCTGGGCTTTTTCGAATGTTTTGATGGCAATATCAAGTTCTTCTTTTGAAATAGAGTCTTCTTGTTTTCCTTCATCAATAAGAGACATGTGATAGTTCATGAAACTTTCCGTAAAACAACAAAACGGACTACGTTCATTGAGCAAAACATTCATCACCAAAATGAACAAAATAGTCACCGTTATTGCTGTGAAAATATCACGCGTACCTACCCATGCAATTGCGAAAACCAAAATATGGCGACTAAATGTATTTTTCAAGTAGGACTCCATTGTTTTACTGATGGGAAGAGTCGTGAATTTCGAAGATACATTTAAAATGATTACAATCAGACCAGCAAACATTTTGCTGTCATTGACTGCTTTTACGTGATCGTGAACATAACCGAATGAGTTCTTGAGCTGTTTAAAGACACCCATCTCTTTATTTTATATAACGATTTATTTTAAATTTATATTACGATCCTAAATACTAATCATAGAAACGAAGCGACTCCGTCACGAATACCTGTGAATGGTTCACCCGAATTTTTGAAGATTCCTAGTTTCTTTATTTGTTCTGGGATAAAATCGGGAACATCGCGCGTGTTTTGTGGTTCCAATTCCTCCAATATTTCCTGTTTTTTTTTCCGAACAGAAAACCTACATGTCGAGTCACAAGGGTTGCATGTTTCATCTGCATATTCAATCTCTAAAAGGTGAGGAATCATTTCATTTGACACTTCGATATTCTTATAGGAAACCACGTTTTTCACTTTGCAGTGTTCCTCACGGAATATTTTTTCACTTTCCGGACAAACTTCAGCAAGGTGATCTGGATATGCAGTCTCAATAGTTGTATGGATGGTATTTGAACGCGGTTCTATCAAGCCGTTTCCGACTTTTGAATGGACTTTAGGCAAATAGTCGTGATATTGATTCGTACTTTCTGATAAAAAAGGTTCCGATGTCATCTTGTCATTACCGTGATGAAAATAAAATACTATGATTATCGCGCAAGTTGCCACTCCGTAGATTACATTTTTAGAAGAATAATAAGCAATTAGAAATATCGCAAATAACCTTCCTAAAACAGTATTACTCGTCTGTACAAATTTATTTAGAAATAAAACATAAAAGAAAAACAGGCCGAGAACAACACCATCGACAATTGTACATTTATGGTTGTACAGTTTTAATTTCATTTTCATTCTATATAATTTGCAAATACAAAGATTTTAGGCGTATAATATAGAAAAAGTAATATCCTTTAAACTTAAATGTCACTATTAACTTCTGCTTCTACATGGGACACAAGTGATTTAACTAGTAGTGATACAGCAGCATCCAAAAGAAGGAAAAAATGCCTAACATTTCAAGAGACGGTGGATAAACAGGAAGAATCGAAAAAACGAATCAATGATTTACTGAACAATATGCAAAATGTTTCTCCAGACAATGACGGGTCGTCACTTGGCGCATTCCAATCTCCCGAACCAGCACCTCCGGCTATTTTGCCAAGCAAAATTTCCCAACAACAACAATTACAACGACGCGAAGAATCGACTTCGTATCTCCCTAGCGATACGAATGTGAAAGAAGGATTTGCTTTAGCAAGTTCCTATGCTGAAAGTTACAATGGGAAAATATTGTCAGAAGCGATGAAGCCTTTTCTCATGAAAGGAGGAGATCATCACGAATTGAACACCTATACAAACGATAAATTAGTAGAAAAATTAAATTATTTGATACACTTGATAGAAGAACAAAAACACGAGCCTACTCAACACGTCACTGAAGAATTTCTATTGTACACGTTCTTAGGAGTGTTTATCATTTATATTGTAGATTCTTTCTCTCGAGCTGGTAAATATATTCGCTAGGATTTTCTTCTGCTTCCATTTATTTACCTTTATAAATATTAGAGATAAATAAATAAAAAAATGAACTCGTGTTACCGGTTTGAAAAAGTCACAGGAGAAAACCCCCTTTTTAAGAATATCGACGCGACGTATGTTTTACATCTGGAAAATAATGGACGGCTTGAACAAGTAAGAAAAGGTTTGCGAGATTATTTCCCGAGCGAAACTACTTTTATTTTGTTCAACAAAGGGCTGAAAAACTGCAAGAAAAATTTACCAAAACAAAATTCTATTTTTGATATCATAGATGCAAATTTAACTATTTTCAGAGACGCGCGAGAGAAAAACTATCAGAATATTCTGATATTAGAAGATGACTTTTTCTTCCACGAAGATACACGGAAGCATAGCCATAATGTAGACGAATTTATTCTTAAAAAACAAGACGAGGAGTTCTTTTATTTTCTCGGATGTATTCCCTGTTTCGTTTTGCCGTATGACTTAAATAATTATCGCGTTGCATTAGGAGTTGCTGTTCATGCAGTTGTATACAGTAGAAAATATCGAGACGAATTATTAAAGACAGATCAAAAGGATATTACCGATTGGGATATGTTTCAAATATGGTTTCGACCATTCAATCGGTATATGTATTATAAGCCACTATGTTACCAATTGTTTTCCGAAACCGAAAACTCGAAAATATGGGGAAGTGAAAATTTCTTTCTGTTTTGGTTTGCAAAGTCGGTTGTTCCGATGTTTCACTTCATGAACTTAGATAGAGAAGCTGAACCAGGATATTCGATTTTCTATTTTGTTTCTAAAATGATTATACCAATCATTTTGATAATTCTTGCATATATTTTCAGGAACAAAATACTAAAAAGAAATATGGCATATTTCAAGATGATTCGCAAAGTCATTAAAAATTCAATTTTGAGTCCCATTCTTCCAGAATAGCAAGTGGAATTTCCGGCGTTTCGATGTGACACTCCCAGAAATACCGACAAAATGCCCACTGAAATTTCCAGGTTTCCAGATCGTTTTGCGTTTCACACGGTAAAAAGAATTGGGAATATTTTGTCTGGATTAAATTTAAAGTCGATTCTAACAACACCTTGTGGTGAAGTTTCGGCGGTATAACATAAATCAATTGCGTGGAAGTCTTGAATGGTTTCGTGTCGCCGTTTTTATAGAAAAAGGTAGTAGGTATTTTCGGGACGATTTGTACCAAATCTTTCAAAAGCGGTGGATAATTGAAATTATACTTCCATTTCCAATCAATGCATCCTTCAAGGTAATATGTCAATACCCACTCTAGACCTTCTAAATAATTGACACATATTTTATGAATGTCATCCTTTTCTAAATTGCTTTGATCGTGACTTAAAAGTCTTTGGTAATATCTGTCTTCCCAAAAATTCTCATTGGGACAAATGTATGTTTCTTCTTGTCGAAATAATATGGGAGAATCTTGCAACAGGACGAGTCGTTCTTCCGGTGTATTTGTTTTATACGAACGAGGTCCTTTTGAATCCCATTTTTTTCGCAGTGCATATTCCTGTAGAATAAATGTATGTTCGTGACTCGCTAATGCTTTTATGAAAATATGTAACTGGTTCCAATTTATTTTTGGTGGTGTAGTTTGTGTCAACAGAAAAGTTTCCTGTTTATTTCCAATCGTTTCATTATAAACATCCAAAAGCCGTTGAATCCCGTTTGTACGAATATTTAAAGATGGGAAATGCGGTAGAAAATCATTGCCTAGAAAGAAACACAAAAACACATAATCCAACATTCTGTTTTTATGAGGGACTCGACATCCCATAGTACTACTAATAGAATTTCCCAACTTGAGTATGTCTAAAAAACATGGTTCAAGTTCATTACCGGCATAAGACATTAATACATGAGCAAATGCAGGTACCTCACGAAATACATATATTTGAGGGGCATACTGTAAATGAAAAAGAGAAAGCATGATAAGATCTGCATCAAGTCCATAAATGGCAGCAGTTTGTGTAACAGTCATTGGATTTTTCCGTAAATGAGCATATAATTTGTGTTCTCCTTCCCCAGGTTCTTCTGGGGTGGCTACAATGATTTTTCGTACTCTATATTTAGATGGAGCTTTCTTCGATCCGAAATGTAATTGCATCGCGAGAGATAATTGTTTCATAAAGGCAGTTCCTGGTGTGAATAAACTAGTCGAAAATTCGTTTGTAGTAGTATTTATAGCACTTTCGTAACATGACCGATATCGTCTGGTTCGTTGCTGGTTCATTTTCGCAAACGGCGCGACTCCATCAAATGCAATAAAAATGAGCTCGTTCGGTTCGATTTTATCGATATAATACTCGATACGTTCAATCGTGCAACGGATTAATTCGGTTTCCATATCTATATTTTGCGGATCGAGATTCCGAAAACAGTCATAAAGCAACGAATTGCAGTCCATGTACAACCGATCGAATTTTATTTTGTTTTTTGCGATATTCTCTGATGTTTGGACGATATTGGAAAAACTCTTGATAATGTGTGCGAAATAACTGGGGATCCCCATTTGTGTAGAGTCGCGGTTTAAGTTTTATATCATTTCGCAAATGCTACTAATGTGACAAATATTTTATAAACGTTTTGTATATCAACAACAACATGGATAATATGAATCTTGCCTCGTTATTATATTTATTTTTTAGATTTGCTCCATTTTTGATAGTCGGATACATGACGATGGGGTCTATTATAACTGGCCAAATACGCGGTTTCGTGTATTTAATCGGACTTTGTTTTTCCATCGTTTGTACGTTTTTAGTTATGAGTAGTGGTAAAGCACTACCCAGTTCGGATGCTTCGTTGATATGTAGTAACTTTTCACTCAATGGAATGGTCAACAATAAAATCCCGTTGGGTTTAGCCATTATTAGTCATACTTTTTTCTATTTGGTTTATACAATTGCCAAGTACAGATTGGAAGTGTATAATTTACCGGTTTTGATTATTTTTCCCATTTTACTTATTGCTGAAATTTTTTGGAATCTGCAAAATGGGTGTTTTGATGTAGGACGTTGCGTTTTTACACTTATTCTCGCAGGTGGCTTGGGAGTGACCTACTCTGTCATTATCGATGAATTAAAAATGCCGAAATTACAATTTTTATCCGCAGGAAGTACGCGAGAAGTTTGCAATATGCCGCAAAAACAAAAATTCAAATGCGTTTCGACAACATCTAATTAACTTAATCGAAATGAGAGACATTCGATGCAAACCATGTTTGTAGAATCTTGGTTATATTTTCGCGATGAAAATCGTTGGATAGCATCTTCATGTTTTTTTGTTTTCTACTAAATTCAAGTATAAAATTCCGCCAAATTGCATTCAGGTTTGCCCTTTCGTATTTCGAATCGAGTTCTTCTTTTGTGAAAATGGGGTTGCCTTTTCTCTCGTTGACCGAGTTGTGGAAAATGAAGAGCGTTTCTTTTAGTTTTTGTTTCGTTTGGATTCCTTTGAAATTGATATTATTTAGGTACTGTGTGGCATGATTCGTGCAGTCTGGACATGGTAAGTTCTGGCAAATAAGGAAAATCAAGTTGAGCAATTCAACACGTAAAAGCGGGAATTTACTTTCATTCACCTTTTCAGCCAGCGTGTGGAATAAAAACCAAAAAGGCGGGCCCCATAGTAGAGCTTTTTTTATTGGTTTCACAGGCTCCGGTTTAACAACCACTTGGTCATTTCTTGGGAAATTATTTCTCATCATCGGCGTTGATGGAAATATGCGTTGCGTTTTGTTGGTGAACTGCATATCAAGTGGTTTTCGCGTAATTGATCTTGGGTTTGTAAACATATTGAAGCTATGATTTTTTATAATATATAGATATTATAAAAGATATAATTATAAAAACAACCCATAATATAGATGGAAATGCAAAAAGAAGGACAAAATAAACAATTGCTAATCGATACAGTAAAAAAATGGGTCGAAATCGACAATAAACTTAGACAAGTGAGCGAAGTTGCAAAAAAACTACGGAAAGAAAAAAAGGAAAAGAATGAACAAATGATTAAAATCATGAAAGAAAACGAAATCGACAATTTTGAAATCAAAGATGGCCAAATTCAGTATAAAAAAGAAAATAAGAGAGAGCCGCTTACTCAAAAAAGATTAATTTCCATTTTGATGGAACATCCGCAGCTATCAGAAGAGCAAGTCTTGAAATTAAATCAATATGTTTTCGAATGCCGTAAAGTTACCGAAAAAGAAACGGTCGTCCGAAAAATGGCTAAACCTCCGATTTAAACCAATCCCAGAGAAGGAACTGTATACACGCCATTTGTCAATTCATAGTTCGCAATCACCCGTGGATTTTCCTTGTTGTTCAATACATCTTCTGTGCTGAAGATATGTCCGTGTTTGTCAAGGTAATATACGATTCCATATATTTCTTCCGCAAATACTTCGGATTTAATTTGATAAGCTTCCGTTTCTTCTGAGCTAATAATTCCATGTGGCGTTCCTTTTACATGAGTTCCACAAAACAAATGCCCTTCTTTTTGTTTTCGAGTACATTGCTCACATGTCGCGCGTTTTGCATGACATCTGTTTGTTTGAGGTATAGAGTTTTTAATGCGTTTTCTTTTACTGACATCTTCTTTGGAAAACACCAACCGTTCATATTCAAACACATGTGCCATAAGTGCACTAGCATCATTCGGATTTATTTTTAAATCAACTACCTTGGTTTTAATACTATTTTTAAAGTTGGAAATATAGGTCTCTAATTGTCTATTTAATCGTTTATCCATTTTCTCTGTAAATTATATAAATTGGATATACGGCGAAACGTTTAATCAATTTTTCATTGATAATCAATAAAAAACAATATAAAGGGGTATTATGCGAAATCATACGGTTTTGTTGCCAATACTTTCAAATATCTTTGATGCAATTGCAAGTGCTTTCTGTATATGAGTTTTACGTGCTACAATATGTGTGTCGGTTTTGTAGGCAACACGCAAAATACTATAGGTATCGTGAGGATGATACTTTTTGAATCCTATGAAGGAAAGGAGTTCTTCTCCTTCATAAAACAATTCATACATGATATGTTCGAGGACACATCCCACGGTGTAATCTTCATTTTCGAGTACAATATCAAAACAGAAGGGAATAGATGATTCCGTCACACTGAGATAAATGCCAGAGAGTCGGATCGAATCGCTAGGGATAATCTTGAGAACATCGGCATCGCAATTCCCAAATAATACCCGGAACTTATCGACCAATACTCTGCAAGCGAGTTTTACTAATTCAGTAGACTCGTAAATACCGACAGACTGGACGACGAAACTAAATTCGTTTGGTTCACCTTTTTCGTCTGATACGAAATATCTCTGTCCTTGTAATTGTTTAAAGTTTTCTTGTTCAAATTTGAGTTCTTCAGGTTTCCCTTCGAATTCCTTACTATGATCTAGAACGTAGGCATCCCATGCTTTATCACGTTTATCAGTATCGATCGTATTGTGGTATGTACAAATTGTAGCGGCATTAAACATTCCATTTTCCTTTGCGGTACATACTGAAAAGTCGGCTTTCAATTTGATGTGTTCTCCTGGAATAGTTTTTCCTACACCAGGAAGCAATCGAAGGAAATCTATGTATCGTCTTGTCAATTGGTCTGGTGGGAATATTTTGTTCACCTCCTCTTTTGACATGTATTCATTCGTATCCTTGTTTCGAAGTTTGAAATCCTCGGTGGTAACCCATACGATCTCGTTCTCACTCTCGTTTTTCTTATCCAGCTCTAATTCGTAACGCAGAAACCCAGAATCGATAATCGGCGTGAACGAATCTTCATCCCAAGGCTCTCGCCAGTTATCGGGCGACGGACGAACCCCACGGGTCTCTATTATTTGATGGACTGGAATACAACTCAGACGTTGTTTGATTATTTCATTATGTAACCGCGAAGTATTTATTTCGATCCGACATTGGTTTAATTCTTCTGTTTCGGTTCTGATTCCATATACCGGAATATCTGATAAAATGGTACGTCGCAAAGCATTGGCCGTGCTGAAATGTATGTTTTTTAAACTAAAGGAAAGTTTGTTGTCACTTTCTAATAGATTCGATGTAAGTTCGGGATATTGCATGATTGGAATATGATTTTTATTGATATAATAAATATGAAATGTTTATATCAATTTTTTATGGGTCTTGTTTAATAATAGACGGTACTTATGTTTCCCGATGAATTCAACAAAAAAGTGCCAACTATCAGAAATAAAATAATAAAAGGGACCAGTACCAATACCCAAGACAATGGCGTCCAACCTGCTCCGCATATTAAATTCAAAAGCCACGTCCAAAAAATAATGTATACGATTTTCAATCCGAAAATCATAACCGAACTCGACGTATTACAACTAATATTCCCAGCACAGTAAGTATGTTCCATACCGACATTCTGGATTACCATTAGTACAACCAAGACAGATGATATGACTAAATAAACCATTGCGGGTGGACATAAATCGAAATACCCCATTTTACTATATATTGAACCACATACATTATTTATAGTTTAGTAAACGATTGTTTGATAGGATCCCCGTTAATTTCCCACGAGCTTCCTGCTCTCTGCGAGCCCAACATATTCCCGAGCGCAGTTCCATCTGGTCCATCTGCAATGGTTCCGGTAAGATAATTGCCGCCACGTAATTTCCTCTTTTTCTTTATCGAAGTGCTTCTTCTTCTTTTCGTCTTTGGTTTTCGTCTATGGGTTGTTTTATTTCGTTTCCTTTTTTTCCCACCGCCACCACCTTGATATGGAATGACCGGGGGGGAAGAACCAGCAGTACAGCCACACGTCATTGTATTCATTATATCTAGAAATTATTCTATATCGACATGTGTCAGCATGACTCTTCTGCAACAAACATTCTTTAATCCTAAAGTATCGAGTACTTTTCCTTCTGGTGACTTTTCCGTAGGTTTGCTCGATTTCGTGAAATAAACCACACGATTCACGTCTAGCCCTTTTGCGATTTTCTCTTTACGAACTTGTTCCAAATAATAACGGTATTTATCTGCTAAAACCGTCCCGCAGCTAACGCACTTGATTGGGATCAACATTATAGTCTATACGTATATATAAGTTACTCCTTATATATAATTCTATATTCAATTTTTTAGAAAAAAATGTGTATTCATAACATAGAAGGAAGATACAATGAAATATCTTAATATGCACACTTTTTTTTTCACAGTGCTCATTTTATCTCTAATCTTTTTAGTTTTCAGAGGGATGACTGATTTGCCCCTTTCTATTTTAGCGAGAGAACCGTTCGAAATATCCACTCAAGCCGAAATTCCCATCATTGTTCATCGAGAAAATACCACATTGATCGAACACATTAAAACCGGGATGACTGAAATAGATAATAATTTTTTCAAAAAGCCCAATATAGGATTGACTTGGGCAGTAACCAATGGCAGTACGATTACCAATTCCGCATTTACTATGACTGGGACTCCTTCGATCGAGCAATATTTTGAGTTCTTGAAAATCAGAAACGATCTCGACAATCTAGATCTTACCGGAACTACCCCGCATCTATTTTTCCTGAAAAAAGATACCCAAGGCACTCAAACACTTCCTATTGCGTTTTCTTTTATTTCAGACAAGTTTCCACCGATAATAGTATACCGCGGTATTGTCAATGAAAGCGGATTTGAAGACGATTCTCTCAGAAAAATGACTCAAGAGTTATGTAAAGCTCTCGGATTGGTATTTGACAATTATTTACCACCGACGAATATCATGAATCCGATGACGTCTTTAAACGGATATGATACAAATCCATCCCAGGTGACGACCTTGAAACTAAACGCGAATACTATAATATCTAAAAAAAACAGCGATTCAACTTTGGCCACAAAAATAACCGAGTCCCTTACTGAAGAAGCGATAAAGAAGCAATCCGAATACAAAAATAATTATTACGACAATATACAATATCACGACTCGGAAGAAGCGATTCGTGCAACCATTCCTCCTGGAGAAGGAACCGGTATTGCCTATGTGACAGATGCATCAGGAAACCGTGTGGGTTTAGGAAAAGTGAGCACACAACCAGATCAGTTGTATTATACTCCAGGATCTTTTCCATTTGGTAGCGCGAGTTATGTTCCGAAATACGACGATGCGGCATACCTAAGTAAACTTACCGGAGAGACGACTGCGTCCCTTTTAGAAGACACTGCCGCAATGAAGGGTGGTTTCTGTACACAAGAAGCAAATAATATATTTGCGCTTGATGAAAAATGTAGAGGGACGAATAAAAATCAATGCGCTTCAACCACTTGTTGCGTTTTATTAGGCGGTGCGAAATGTGTCGCTGGGAATGAACATGGACCGACAATGACTGCTCATTACAGCGATTTTACTGTAAAGGATCGGGATTACTACTATTTCCAAGGAAAGTGTTACGGCCATTGTCCCGAGTCAAGTCCGCTTTAGTTTTTTCATCAAATGGAATAAATATAAATATATAATATGAGAACAAATATCATGATGCTGCTATCATATCTATTCTGCTCTAAAAATGTAGATAAAGCAATACTACAGCAGTTGAAATCCGTACAAAACAAAGAAGAAATGAAATGTTTTTCGTTCAAAGGTCAAACCCATTTTGGACTACCGACCAATGTATATGATGGAGATACACTAAGTATTATTTTTATATATAATGGAAATCCAATCAAATATCGGTGTCGTTGTCTAGGATATGATTCTCCTGAAATGAAACCCCTTTTATCGAATCTAAACCGAGAGAATGAAAAAAAGTTTGCTTTACTAGCGAAAACACGATTCATAGAATTATTGAATAAGAGTCCAGAAGGTATTCTCAAATTTGAATGTTTTGATTTTGATAAATATGGTCGACTTTTGGTAAAACTATGGAATCAAGTCGATGAAAAATCCATAAATGATATGATGTTGGAAGAATGCCATGGAAAAAAATATGATGGTGGAAAAAAGGAATCATGGTAAACAAATCAAGTTTTTACACATATAAATACAAAACTTGATTACATATTGAGAGAAAATACCATGAGTCAAATTCCAAACATTTACGACGAATATTTTGAATGTGTCAACATTCATACAAAACAATGCGGTGAAAAAACCGTAGTTCTGATGCAAGTCGGAGATTTCTATGAAATGTACGATTCTTCGTATCATGATACGACCAAATTCAATGCTCTACAGGAAATAATCAAGTATTGTTCTTTGGCGACTTCATGTAGTCGCACATATCGAGGCCAGCCACTAATGATGGCCGGAGTTAATATCGTTTCTCTCGATAAATATATTCAACTTATAGTAGATGCCGGATATAATGCGGTTATTTATGTACAGACGAAAGAGTACGACGAAACGAATAAAAAACTAAAACGAGTATTGGGGGAAATCCACTCCCCTGGAACATTTATAAATACTACAACGTATACTGACATTCAAACAAGTAGTCATATTTTGTGTATTTGGCTCGAATCGCATGCGAACCAGATTCGTTTCGGTGTTTCCGTAATAAATACGTATGATGGGAAATCGTTTACATACGAAGGTGCAGTTTCCGACAAGATCCAATGTACGAGTTTTGATGAGCTTGAGAATTTTGTATCGATTTATAGACCGAAAGAATGCATCATTATTGCAAATTTGAATTTCGGAGAATCGAGAAACGAGCAAATTTATCAAAGTGTATTGCAACAAAGTGGTTTGTCTGTGTTTGAAAATACCCATATTCATATTCATAAATACGACTCTTCGAAGAAAGAAGTGGTAAATTGCGCAAAACAAACCTATATCCAGAATATTTTAAACAACCATTTCGGAGACGATTGTCTGTTTCAATGCAATCAGTTTTTACAGTACATATATGCCACTCAGGCCTTTTGTTTTTTGCTGCATTTCATACAGGAAAGAAATCCGAGTTTAATTAAACATATTTATATGCCTATTTTTACAAACATTTCTAAACATACTATTCTCGCGAACCATACACTTAAACAATTGAATATTTTATCAGACGGGTTGGAAAATGGGAAAGAATGTGGAAATCTTCAATCTGTCCATACGTTTTTGAATAAATGCAATAGTGCCATCGGTAAAAGACGGTTTCATAGTATCATGACACATCCGACATTTGACGAAAAGTGGTTGAAAACAGAGTACGAAATGATGGGTCGATTTCTTGAAGAAAATGACACGATGATCCCCGCGCTTCGTAATAAAATAAAACAACTAGTAGACATTGATAAAATATGTAAACAAATCTCGAACCGGAAGTTGGTTCCTTTTGCATTGTCTCAACTAGTAACTAGTCTTGAAAATATCGAGCAAATACATACTTGTTTGTATGAAATGCCAGATGTAGTGAAATATCTTTGCGAGTCGGATTTCGTTACCAATTTTGACAGTAAAAATAAAATCAACGCATCTGTATTCCAGAAAAATATTCTAGAATTGACTACATTTCTCAACTCGCACGTTTTCTTGGAAAAATGTAAATTGTGTACATCTATGACGAATTTCGAAGAAAATATAATCCGGCCTAATATTTGCGAGCCGTTGGATATATTGGTGAATCAATATGAAAAATCAAAACGGCAACTGGATTATATACAAGATTTTTTCGAGTCGCTTTTTGAATCGAAGAAAGCCGGGGGAGCCGAGTTTATTAAACGTAACTGTACTGAAAAAAATGGAGTCAGTTTACAACTTACGAAACCCCGGTCGGAAACCCTGAAAAAACAATTCCAATCAAAACCGTCTTCTTATCTGGTGGAATTGAAAGAAGATGTAACGTTCACTTATGCGGAGATTCAATTCACGAGTCCTGGAAAAAATACCATCGAACTTCGGTTTCCCTTGTTGGATTCGATATGTACGAATATTACTCGTTTGAAAAATGCCATCAATTCAGAAATTTCCACTCAATATTTGAAACTATTGGAAAAAATAGATGACACGTTTATGAATACCATAGGACAATGTAGTTTATTTGTCGGGAAATTGGATGTATTGTTAAGTAAATGCCATTGTGCCAAGGCATATAATTACAAGAAACCTACTATAATTGGCGATGCACCCAAATCGTTTATTCATGCAAAAGACGTTCGACATGTACTCATTGAACAACTCTTGAAACAAGAAGTCTATGTACCGAATGATATTTCTCTGGGGTTGAGGAAAAAAGAAGACGATATTTTAAAGGTTTCTGCCGATTTCGATTTCGAGGAAATCGTAGATGGTATCCTTTTATATGGAACCAATGCAGTAGGAAAAACGTCTCTCATTCGATCTCTAGGTATATGTATTGTCATGGCACAATGTGGTATGTATGTCCCTTGTTCAGAATTCGTGTTTAAACCTTATAAATCCATATACTCGCGCATTTTAAGCAACGACAATCTATTTAAAGGACTATCTACATTTGCAGTAGAAATGTCGGAATTACGAGTGATTTTAGAACAGTCTGATGAAAACAGTTTTATTATGGGAGACGAATTGTGTTCTGGGACAGAAACCGAGTCGGCATTAAGTATAGTGGTTGCGAGTTTGGAGATTTTACATGCGAAACAAAGCACATTCATGTTTGCGACTCATTTTCACGAACTCGTAGAATACGATGAATTGAAAGCATTGACACGTATTCGATTGAAACATTTACAGGTGATGTATGATGAATGTACTGGGAATTTGATTTACGAGAGAAAAATGCAAGACGGACCGGGAACCAGTACATATGGTCTGGAAGTCTGTAAGTCGTTGTTCATGGGAAAAGACTTTTTAAATAGAGCATATTTTTTGCGATCTTTGCATTTCGAGCAAACGAAAGGACCGTTGTCGATCGATTCTTCCCGGTACAATTCCCAGAAATTGAAAGGGAAATGCGAGTTATGTGATAAACAACTCGACTCGAATGAAATTCACCACATTGGAGAACAACGGTATGCAGATGAAAATGGGTTTATCGATTCGTTTCATAAGAACCATGCCGGAAATTTAATGACACTTTGTGTAAAATGCCATGATAAACTCCATAGTAGTAGTAGTCCAGATGACAAGAAAAAACGCCGAACAAAAACGAGTCAAGGATATAAATTCGTATAAATGGGGGTTTTCTTTTTGCCTGTTGTAGTTTACTGTAAAGTAACAGTCATATTTCTAAGCGAAAACATTGTGTCTTTTTCTATAGGTTATAAAAAATTGATACCCGAATTGTATGATACCTAGGATATGATACAATATACATAAATGTACCGTCCTCGAGTCATTTCACTAGAAGGTAATATCGGAGCCGGAAAATCTACCTTATTGGAGATTATGAAGGAAAAGTTCAGAGATAGAAAAGATGTAATCTTTGTCGAAGAACCCGTGGGAATTTGGGAAACCATTCAACAAGATGGCCTAAATATGTTGCAGTTATTTTACAAAGACAATACCCGATATGCTTTCGCGTTTCAGGTTTTAGCTTGTACTACCAGGTTGCAATTCCTGAAAGATGCTCTAAAACAAGCAGAAAAATCCCCCGTTCAAGTGAAAACGATCATCATGGAGCGTTCTCTAGAGGCAGACCGGTATATTTTCGCCAAGGCGCTTTTCGAAAATAAACAAATGGAAAGTTGCGAATATGAAATTTACACGAGAATGTCCGATGATATCCTTCGCGAATACTCTGTCGATGGTATTATCTGGTTGAATACGCCTCCAGAAGAGTGCAAAAATAGAATCATCAAACGAGCCCGAATCGGAGAAGAAGATATCCCCCTTTCCTATTTACAGAAATGTCATGAAAACCATATCGAATGGCTTGGTGCGGATTTGGGGTTTGTTCATATCATTGAAGACACGCAAAGTGAGCAAATGTGGGATCCATTTATCACGTACATAGGTCTGCAATAAATGAAATTAAAAAACGATATATGTATTATTTCTCTCTATAATAAAGAACGAAAGAAATAATATGCCTCCCAATACTGAAGCAGAATGTGAAATGTATGTAACAAAACGGAACGGGAAAACAGAGGTGGTTTCATTTGACAAGATCTTGCAGCGTATCAAAAAAGTAGGGATGGAAGTGAACTTGAAAATAAATTACACTACTTTAGTTATGAAAGTCATTGATCAATTGTACGACAAGATTTCCACTCGAAAAATAGACGAACTCACTGCAGAACAATGTGCGTCCATGTCATCTACGCATCCAGATTACAATACTCTTGCTGGAAGAATCACCGTTTCGAATCATCATAAAAATACAGACGCCTCTTTTTCCAAGGTCATGAATAAATTATATAATTTCAAAAACAAAGAGGGAAAATCAAGCCCATTGATATCGAAAGAAACACATCAAGCCATTCACGATTTAGATTCGAAACGACTGAATAGTCTTTGCGATTATTCGAGAGACTACTTGATCGACTATTTCGGTTTCAAAACGTTGGAGCGGTCTTATTTAATGCGCATTGATAAACAAATTGTAGAGAGACCTCAACATATGTGGCTACGTGTTTCAATTGGGATCCATGGAAATAACTGGACAAAGGTGGAAGAAACATATCGGTTCATGTCACAGAAATATTTCACTCATGCCACGCCTACTTTATTTAATGCCGGAACCCCACATCCTCAATTAAGTTCTTGTTTTTTAATGGCGATGGAAGAAGACAGCATTGATGGAATTTTCAACACATTGAAAGATTGCGCCTTGATTTCGAAATGGGCAGGTGGAATTGGCTTACATATCCATAATATTCGGGCGACGGGAAGTCACATTCACGGTACAAATGGATCTTCGAATGGCATCGTACCCATGTTGAGAGTATTTAATAATACTGCGAAATATGTAGATCAATGTGTCACTCCAGAAACGTTCATCTATACAACCAAAGGTCCGAAACGGATGCAACATCTAGTAGGAAACGAAAGCTTTGTGATTAATGCTACCGGAGCACATGAGGTGGTCGAAACGGTTCTTGAACATTCTTATGCCGGTCCTATGATCCATTTAGAAAACGCGCATAGTTTTTCAGAGTTGGAAATTACTCCCGAACATCCCTTGCTCATATTGGAAGGGAATTCTACATCTTCCTTCGACGAAATAAAAAACGAAGTATTACATGGTCACTTGAAACCTAGTTTCGTAGAGGCTAAACATGTCACTACACAAGATTATATGGTATATCGAATTCCGCATTACGAAAATACAACGAATCCAAATATCTCGAGGTTAGATTGTTATATTTACGGGATTCTGATTTTACGAGGCGACTTTCTGAATTATTTGGAAACGGTGAGAGTTCATTTTTTTACCGAAAAAGATTCGGCGTTGAAAGAAACCTTTAAACATTATTTGAATAAACATTCGGTGAAATTCATCGCAGAAAACATTGATGGATGGGAAATCGTCAGTTGGAACAAATCAGACGGGATCCAGCTACCTTTCCGAAAGTGTGATTTCTACAATGAATCGAATGAACTATGTATTGCCCATAAATGGCTTTCGTTGCCTATGAAAAAGGTAGAAGAAATCGCCAGAGGTTTATTGCATTGCTCCGAAGTCGCCGATGCAGAATATAATCCTTTTTTCTTTTTGCCTTTGTCACATCGAGTTTATATGATTGAATCGATTAAATATTTATTTCTGAGAATGGGTGTACTCGTAAAGTACGTGCCCACCGATTTTGTGATTCGAATCGCCAAAACCGAATATCTGTGTCGACTGGCAAATTATGCGTTTGACTCTAGTCAAATGAAGTTGGACTATTTCACACACGATAAATATATATATTCGCCCGTAATGAATATCACTCATTCTGAATACAAAGGAACACTTTACGATTTACAAATGAAATATGTCCACAATTACATGATTTCTGATGGTATTATTCATAATGGGGGCGGAAAACGCAATGGATCTTTCGCGATTTATCTCGAACCATGGCATGCGGATATTGAAATGTTTTTGCAAATGCGGAAAAACCACGGAGACGAAGAATTGAAAGCGAGAGATTTGTTTTATGCGTTATGGACACCCGATTTATTCATGACACGCGTAAAAACAAATAGCACATGGACTCTCATGTGTCCTTCCGAATGTCCGGGATTGTCGGATGTTTACGGACCGGAATTCGAGGAATTATATACGAAATACGAAAAAGAAGGAAAGGGAAAGAAAACCATACAAGCGAGAGATTTGTGGCTTAAAATATTGGATGCACAGATGGAAACGGGAACTCCCTATTTGCTTTTCAAAGATGCGGCCAACCAAAAATCCAACCAGAAAAATGTAGGAACGATTAAATCTTCGAATCTATGTGTCACGCCAGAAACAATGGTCCTTACGAGAGAAGGGCAATTCCCGATTTATAGTTTATGGGCAGGTAATTATCCAAAGTGTATCCAGGAAGAAAAAACACATAATTTTGTGGATATCTGGAATGGTGAAGAATATAGTACTGTAGAAGTCGTCAAAACAGGAGAAGATCAAACCGAATTTCTGAAGATCGAAACTACAGACGGAGCTTTTCTGACATGTACCCCTTATCATAAATTCTTCGTTTACGATACTATTCGCATTGACGACGATGACGATGAAGTCATAGAAGTCGAAGCTCAAAATTTAATCGAAGGAATGCGACTCCAATTCTCGTCATTCCCAATCATTCAAGACGGCGAGCATTATAATGACGGGACGAGAGAAGCTCATTTGGCCGGTTGCAAGTCAGGGATGCAGAATATTAAATTAACATCTGAAACAAGCGAATATGAAAATATCCATGTTCCCGTCAATTATTGCCTAGAAGATAAAATGGCGTGGTTTTCTGGTTTTATCGAGCCTTATTTGAGCGATTTAAATATTAAAGAATACAATATTATTCATGCGCCGAGTAGATCGTATGTTTTCCTACAAGATATTAAATATATGCTTCAAACTTGTGGAGTTAATGTTGTGATAAGAAGTATTCAAAACCAGAAACAACAAACCATCTACGAATTGATTATCCATGTCTGCCAAATTAAACAACTCATGAGACGCAATCTAGAGTTTTCCAAAGTATACTGGGAAGAAACGACCATGTCTCGCGGGGAATTAGCTTATACTCCAGAAGTTCGTATCAAATCCGTTTCACAAGTTTATAGAATAGACGACACTTTTTGTTTTAGCGAACCGAA